GCCTATTACGTCTGTAACTCAAGCGAGATAAGGATCGCTTCATGGCAGCATGCTGTGAGCAAACCTCGCCTGATGAAGACCCGCGCCGGAAACCAGTATAAGCACCCGAGCATTTCAACCATCCGCCGGGAAGTTAAGCAGGTTATCAACGCGGCACTCTTTTGTCTGTACCAGCCGCTGCAAAATGCGTTTAACGATCGCGAAAGCGTGAGAAAAATTGCAAAAAATAGTCATAACGTGCTTGCATTTCAATGAACAAATGAGCAATATATTTAGTGTAGGTTGCCGTATTTGCGTTTGACCTATCAGAACACCGAGCCTCGCCATCGTGCGGGGCTTTTTTATGCCTTCGATCCGGTCAGGGCTCTTGGGTAGAGACGTGCTGCACGACACGTCAAAGCCCTTCCGCGCAGAGCCCTGAACCAGATTGCATCTGTCGTAGTTTGGTAATTACGTCTGGCTTCCAACCAGAATATGCGGGTTCGATCCCCGCCAGATGCTCCAATCCCTCTACCTTGGGACCATTACGGCTACCGCGCCGTCACTTTTTACCCTTGGTATTTCTTCCCGCCTTGAGCGGGTTTTTTATTGAGCATGCCCAGACCCTCGGGAATCATCCCCGACGTGCTTTGTTGATAAATCAGCCCGCAGGGTCTGGGCCTCTTTTCCCCTTTACGCACAGCGCCATCCGTCATCAACGGAGGTGAGGTTATGACAAAAATGAGCACCATTTACAGCAGACTTTCATACGGCACCGGGACCGCACTGACGGGCTGCGGTGTCTCAGCAAAGGCGTATGCCGGGGCAGTCAAGGCAGAGGTATGGATTTTGGCCGACAAAATAGCGGGGATGACCCTGAGTGACTGGGCAATTATTGTCGGTATCGCCTGCACCATTACCACCTGTGGTGTGAACTGGTACTACCGGCGGAAAGAACGCGAGGATCGGCTCAATGGCTATGACACCAAAACTGAGGAATAGCGTTATCGCTGCCGTCGGCGGTGGCGCCATAGCCATTGCTTCTGCGCTCATCACTGGGCCAACTGGTAATGATGGTCTTGAAGGTGTGCGGTACGATCCCTATCAGGATGTGGTAGGCGTCTGGACGGTCTGTTATGGCCACACTGGCAAAGACATCATGCTCGGCAAGAAGTACACCGAGGCTGAATGCCGCGCGCTGCTCAACAAAGACCTGAACACCGTTGCTCGCCAGATCAACCCGTACATCCAGAAGCCGATCCCCGAAACAATGCGCGGGGCTCTGTACTCGTTCGCTTATAACGTCGGCGCCGGAAACTTCCAGACCTCCACTCTGCTGCGCAAAATCAACCAGGGCGACCAGAAAGGTGCATGTGATCAGCTGCGCCGCTGGACCTACGCCAAGGGTAAGCAGTGGAAAGGCCTGGTAACTCGCCGCGAGATTGAGCGCGAAGTTTGTCTGTGGGGGCAGAAATGAGCCGCACAATAGCAGTTTTTGGCGTCGCCATAATTAGCCTGATTCTTATCCTTTGGTGGGGGCTGAGTCACTTCCATGAGGCGTATCAGGCGGAAAAAACTCGCGCTGATAATGCAGAACAGCAGGTAAACGCAGCGCAGGCGATCACATCCAACGTTCTGACCACCATGACCATCTTCAACACCATCGCCGAGGCCAATCAGCATGCAAAAGAGCAGATCGCACTGGACGCATCGGGAGCCTCGGCTGATATCCGGGTTGCTGTTGCGAATGATGATTGCACTAATCGCCCTGTGCCTGCTGGCGCAGTTAAGCGGCTGCAACAATTCGCGAACGGTTTACGTCAAAGTGCCGGTGGTCCCGTTACCAGCCAGCCTGACGGCTGACACCCCGCAACCTGAAATCCCTGACAACCTCACGTGGGGGCAGAGCCTGGATTTAAACGTCAGTCTGCTATCAGCGCTGGGGCAGTGCAACCGGGATAAGGCCGATATCAGGCAGGCGGAAACAAAACGTCAGTAGGGCATTACAGAGCCACTTCAAGAGGTGGCTCGATAATGTCAAGGCGAGGACAAAATTATGGCAACACCGGACTGGGAGGCCATCGAATCGGCATACCGGGCTGGTTCATTGTCAGTAAGGGCCATCGGGGAAAAGCATGGCGTTAACCACGCCACCATCCTGAAGAGAGCTAACAAAGAAGGATGGCAGCGCGACCTGACAGAAAAGGTCAGGGCAGCAACGAAAGCCAAGGTAACCAAGTCGGTAACCAAAGACGGTAACCAGTCACCAGTGGTTACTGATGAGCAGATTATTGACCGGGCATCCGATGAGGCGGCCGCTGTAGTCATGGCTCATCGGGAAAGTTTGGCGGCATGGCGCGGCATCACCAATAAGCTCCGCGACTTCCTCGAAGACGCAGAAATTACGGAAGACAATCACGCCTCAATGTCTCGCTCGATCACTGCCGGTGTCGATGCTCAGATAAAAGTGATAAACGCTGAGCGTAAGGCGTATAACCTCGACACCGAGGAGGGCAATAAGACGGTTGATGACCTGTCTAACCTGATGGATTCACTGTCTCAGGGGGTGTAATGAAGCCTGAGCATATCAAGCTGCTAGCTGATAAAGACTGGCGGCTGAACAATCTTTACTGGATCACCGACAAAGAAGGCAAGCCGACTCGCTTCAGGATGACGCCGGAGCAGCGGGAATACTTCGAGGGGATTCATACCCGCAACATCATCCTGAAAGCTCGCCAGCTCGGCTTCACCACAGAGGTGTGCATCATCCAGCTCGACGCTGCTCTGTTCGAGTCGGCAAAGTGCGCGCTGATCGCCCATACGCTGAATGACGCAAAGCGCCTGTTCCGGGAAAAGGTGAAATATGCCTACGACAAGCTGCCGGCCGAGATAAAGGCGGCCAATCCGGCGAGCAACGACTCAGCCGGTGAGCTGGTCTTTAAGAAGGGCGGATCACTATACGTCAGCACCTCATTTCGTGGCGGTACGCTGCGTTACCTGCACGTCTCCGAGTTCGGGAAGATATGCGCCAAATATCCTGATAAAGCCCGGGAAATCGTCACTGGTGCATTTGAGGCGGTATCGATAGGATGCTTCGCTACTATCGAGAGTACCGCAGAGGGCCGGGCGGGTTACTTCTTCGATTACTGCCAGACGGCAGAGAAAGCGCTACTGCAGGGCAAGCCGTTATCTGCTCTGGACTGGAAGTTTTTCTTCTTCTCCTGGTGGAAGAATCCGCAGTACGCAATTGACCCGGTAGAACCGCTGCCGGCGCGCCTGCTTGAGTACTTCGCTGAGATGGAGGCGAAGCACGGCATAGTCGTTAGTGAACGACAGAAGGCCTGGTATTACGCCAAAGAAAAGACGCTCGGCGACGACATGAAGCGCGAATACCCGACCATTCCGGCCGAGGCGTTCCAGCAGTCGGTCGAGGGCGCGTACTACGCCAAACAATTCCGCTGGCTCTACACCAACAAGCGGATCGGCCAAATCCCGGATAACTCACATCTACCGGTTCACACGTTCTGGGATATTGGTGTGGGCGACTCCACGGCGATCTGGTTCGTTCGCGAGGTCGGCGAAGAGTTCCACGTCATCGACTACTACGAAAACTCTGGCGAGGGGCTTAGGCACTACATGAAGGTGCTCAAAGACCGCGGCTATGAGTACGGTGAGCACTGGGGGCCGCACGACATCGAGAACCGCGAGTTTGCAGCTGATGCGAAGTCTCGCAAAGAGCTGGCGCGCGAGGGCTACGAGATTGACGGCCGGATGTATTCGATGAACTTCCGCGTTGTGCCGAAGGCTGGGATCGACACCGGCATTGAGTCGGTGCGTGAAATCCTCAAGTCCTGCGTTTTCGATGAGGAGAAGTGCGCTGTTGGCATCTCCCACCTCGAAGGTTACCGCAAGGAGTGGGACGACAAGCGCGGCTGCTGGAAAGACAAGCCCCTTCATGACTTCACATCGCACGGCGCCGACAGCTTTCGCTACTTTGCCGTGGCGAAAAACAACCGCAAGCAGGTCGGCACAGTATTCTTCTAAGGAGCATCGCCAGTGAGCGAACAAGATAACGGCCTTCAACTGGCTGTGAACAATCTCGCCACTGAAATGCGGCGAGCGAATTACCTTAACGCCATCGGTATCGGCGGTGGCAACACCAAGCGCCCGACGCTCTATCAGGAGTTTGGCTACCCGCGAACCATTACCTTCCATGACTTTTACAACATGTACCGGCGCAACGCCGCAGGCTTCGCTGTTGTGCATCGCCTTCTTGATGGATGCTGGCAGGACTATCCGGTCATCGTTGACGGTGATGAGTCCCAGGAGGCGAAGAAAACCAACCCGTGGGAAAAGAAAGTCACCAGGTTCATGAAGAAATGGTGGCCGAAGGTGAAGGATGCCGATCGCCGTAATATGGTGGGGCGATACTCCGCGCTGTTACTGCAGATAAAAGATAACCGGTCATGGAATGAGGAAGTCGACACCGCTCTGGTGAAGAAGCTCGGGGAAGCTGCTCTGGTTAAACTGATCCCTGTATGGGAGCCGCAACTGACAGTTGCCGAATGGGATAACGATCGCCAGTCCGAGACGTTCGGCCAGCCGAAGATGTTCAACTTCAACGAGCAGCCGGTTGGAGACGAGGCTTTCGTCGGACCCACGCGCGGTGAGCCAGTGCATCCGAGCAGGGTGATCCTGTTCTGCGAAGGCTCAGAGGATGACAACGTCCTGTCGGGCATCCCGCTGCTTGAGGCCGGATACAACAAAGGGCTCGACCTTGAGAAGATTTCCGGCGGTGGTGCTGAGGGCTTCCTGAAGAATGCCAGCCGGCAGATCGCGGTCGAGTTCAGCAAAGAAACTGACATGGCCACGCTTGCCAATCAGGCTAAGAAAGCTGGTTATGCCGACCTCGGCGAAGCGATGGGCGACAAGGTCAACAAGCTTAACCGCGGCACCGATGCAGCCGCCGTGATGCAGGCCGGGCAGATGCACGTTCTGAGCGTAACTCCAGGCGACCCGGGGCCGACTTGGGAGGTCACCGCGAACGAACTGGCTGCCTCCGTACAGATACCTTTCACCATCCTGTTTGGACAGCAGACCGGACGACTGGCGAGCGATGAGGATAAAACCGACTGGGCCATTCGCCGCAATACCCGCCGTAACGGCTTTCTGACTGACCGAATCACAGCCTTGCTGGAACGCTTCTGGACCCTGGGCATTATCGACCCGCCGACAAATGGAGAGGTCACCATTTCATGGACCGACCTGCTGGCGCCAGGCGAGAAGGAGAAAATCGAGAACGCTTCGAAACTGGCTGATATCGTCCAGAAAACCTCTGGCTTCTACGGTGGAGAGCCGCCATTCACAGCCAACGAACTTCGCGAGATTGTCGGCCTCGACCCTCTGCCTGAGCCAAAGCAACCACCTAACCCGAATGACAAGGTGACAACCGATGATCCACTGGCCGATGACACCGGAGCAGACGGCAAAGGTGGGGCTGCCGATAGTTCCGCGCAGCAAGGTTGACCCGACGCGCTCGGCGAAGCAGGTCAGCGCAATGTTCCGGGATATCGAGGACCGGTATCTCGGCATCAAGCGCGCACTTAAAGCGTTGTTCGACCAGCGCCTGACCGGGAGAGAGCGAGAGGTTAACAGCCACAACTGGCACTTCCTGTGCCACGTTAACGGCGCCGAGCCAACGCTCTACCAGGTCAACGCCGGCAAGTTTATCTACGACATGTCAGCGCAGGAGCTGGCCGACCTGCTGGGCATCGTACAGACCATCCTGGACGATTACCTGCTGGAAGGCGGCGAACAAAACTTCTGGGCGATGGATTACGTCGCCGCTGAGGCGCAACGCGGAACGCTGGAGGCCTTCAACAACCTCTCGCAGCAGTCGCAAGTGTACGCCAGCCAGACGACGCTTCAGCAGCTTTTAAGCAGCCCTGCATACCAGAACCAGATCGCCAGTGCCTACATCACCACGTATAGCGACTGGAAGCTGGAAGCTGACCGGGCGCGCGGTGACCTGACGAACATCATCGCGGATGCCGTTGGGCGCGGTGTGAATCCCCGCGAAACGGCGCAGGTGATAAGCAAGCGCCTTGATGTCTCTATGGGTCGTGCAAAGACTATCGCTCAGACTGAGCAGGTTGGGGCGCTGCGCCAAGCGCAATGGAACGAAACGGACTGGGCTGCCGACAGGCTGGGGCTGAATACCGGGCTTCTGTGGCTGTCAGCGCTAAAGCCGACCACGCGCAGCTGGCACGCCAGTCGTCACGGCAAGGTCTACACCACCGAGCAGGTGCGAGACTTCTACGCTGAGAACGGCAACCGGTACAACTGCTATTGCAGCCAGATTCCAGTGCTGCTCAACGACGACGGCAGCATTTTCAATCAGGGGTTAGCTGAGAAGCTGGCAAAAGAGCGCCAGCAGTGGACCGCTAAGGAGGCCGCGTGATCGTAGTCATTGTTCTGTTACTGCTACTTATCATGGTCCTGATTGCTATGGCAGCCGGTTCTGGTTCGGTTGATCCTTGCTCCTGTCATCGCTGCGGTAAATATGTTCCTGCGCCAGCGCGATTCTGCGATGGCTGCCGGCCAGCGCCACTGAGTGGGTATCAACCGAGTAACACAACCTCATCAGGCAAAGTGCTGCCACCACCAAAACAACCCTAAGAGGACGCAACGTGAAGCTATCCAGCATCCACGTTAAATCCCTCGCCATCAACGCCTCCAACATCTCAACGACCACCATCAACGGCCAGGAGCACTACATCATTCGTGGTGCGGTTCCGATCGTAGATGACATTGTGATGAATGGCGGTCTGTACCCGGCGGAGGAGATTAACAACAGCTACCAGACGATGGAAGGCAAGCTGATGCCTCTGCCGCATCCGATGGTAGATGGCAAATATGTCAGCGCCAATGACCCGCGGGCCATTAACAGCTATCACGTCGGTGCATGGGCGCAGAACGTCAGTAAGTCAGGCGACCAAGTCGTCATGGACGTTTATATCAATAAGGCGGTCGCCGAGACAAAGCCTGACGGTAAACGCCTGATTAATCGCCTCGATGAGATGATCGCCGGCACCAACACCGACCCGATCCACCTGTCTACCGGCTTACTCACGAACAAAGAGAGAAAGTCTGGCGAGTCGAAGCAGAAGAAATACTCATGGATTGCTCGCAACATGCAGTTCGACCATATCGCCATCCTGCTCGATGAGCCTGGCGCCGGTACTCCAGAAGAAGGCGTCGGCATGTTCGTGAATGCCGATGGTCAGGAAGGCGAAGTCGAAACTGCAAGCTTGGTTGATGCGGCAAATAGCCTCAAAGATGGCCTGCTGAACAAAGTGAAGTTCTTCCTCACCCATAACTCAGATGCCTCATTCGATGAAATCTACCAGATGTTGCGGGAAGCCATTCGCGCGCCGTCAGGCAGCGATGTTTATCGCTATGTCGTGACCGTATGGCCAGACAAATTCATCTTCGAAGAGGGCAATAAGCTCTTCCAGCAAAAATACCTCATCGACCACAGCACCGTCACGCTGGTCGGCGATCCAGTAGAGGTCGTGCGCAAACCCACTGAGTACGAAGTCAAAACCAACGGAGAAACAAACCCGATGAAAGAGAAGATGATCGCCGCGCTCAATGCCGCAGGCGTTAAAACCGAGGGGCTGACCGACGATCAGGTCTGGGATGCCTATAACCAGCAGGTACAGAAGAAAGCAGGAGACCAGCCGGGTACTCAGATTAACTCTGACGCGATTACCGCGGCAGTAAATCTGGCTATTAAGCCGTTGACCGACGAGATCAGCACGCTGAAAACCCAGTTGCAGGCCAATGCTGAAAAAGACCTCAAGACCAAGCGTGAAGCTGTCAAAGCGAAATTCCCGTTCATGACCGAAGCGGCGATCAACTCGCTGGCCGGCGAAGCGCTGAACGACATGTACTCGCAGTGCCAGACCAGCACCGGTCTGAACCCGGCATTCCAGGGAAATGGCGCTCAGAGTGAAATTCTTTCTATGGAGGCTCCTGAATAATGGCTCTCGCACCTCGTTTCCATACCGTAATCGCGGGTCCGGCCCGCAAGAATGACCCGCAGGTCATTGAAGCAATCATGGCGGCAGCAGCGAAGCCAGGATCTCTGGTAATGCTGGATAGCACAGGGAAACTGGCTGTTCACAATGTGGCCGGTGGTGCAGGGGCAGCCCTGGCGCTCCAGCACAATTATATCGGCGGCGGTGATATCCGCGATGCAGTGCCGGCCGGGGATACTGGGGCGGCCATCATGTGCGAAGACGATGTCGATTACCACATGCTGGTAAAGGCTGGCGAAGTGTTGCTGGAAAACGAAGGTCTGGTTTCTGCCGGTGACGGCACACTAGCCAAGTCGACCACTCCAGCCACCGACCAGGTCCTCTTCTTTTCACGCGAAAAAATCACCGTTGGTGCTGAAGCCCAGCTCGTGAAAGTTCGCAAATCAGGGAAAGCTACCGCATGAGCATGATCGTATTTAACAAAAAGCTGGTTACTGAACATAACCAGATCAAGAAGGCATGGAATCAGCTGCTGATGCAGCGCGAATCCTTCAACGTTAATCAGAACAACATTTCCGCCCAGTACGGCGGCGCGCTGGAAGTTAACCAGGCTGCGCTGATCTCTAAAGACTACTGGCGTGAAGTTGACAACATCACCACCCGAGTCTTCCGCAACGACGAAGGCAACGGCCTGCTTGATGACCTGCTCGGTCTCGGTACGCCGATCTCTATCGGCAAGACGGCTGCGCTGTACCGCGTTTCCAGTGACGCTGGCAAGGTTCATCGCTCACTGACTGGCCATGTTCCGGAAGAGCTGGATAAAGTCATCTACGACGAAGCCGGCGACCCGATCCCGATCTTCAACACTGGTTACGGCCGTGAATGGCGTGAATGGAACGGCATGCAGTCGGAAAACCTTGACGCAATGGCCGATGACCAGGAAGCGCACGTTGCGGCTATCCGTGAAGACATGGCTGACTACATGCTTTCAGGCGATGCGAAGGTGAAGGTGAAGGGCTATGTTGGCGCTGGTATTACCAACCACGCCAACACCAACCAGGTAGACCTGAGTGCATCCGGTCTGAATATTGACCTGACCACCTCGACTCCTGATGAATCAGTCGCATTCTTCACCGGTCCGTTCGCCAAACTGCTGGACGATAACTACGTTCAGGAGAAGGTAAAGGTGTGGGCATCCCCGGATATCATGCGCAACCTGAACCGACCGTATTCCGATGCCGCGGGCTTCAAAGAAGGCACTGTGCTGGAATACATCCTGCGCTATGGTCGCATCGAGTCCTTCAACCAGACCTTTAAGCTGATCGGTAACCACTTCATTGCGTACGTTCGCAACTCGCAGTACATCAAGACGCGCATCGCCGCGCCGGTGGGTACCTTCATGATCCCGCGACAGAATCCGTTCGATAACTACAACACTCTGGTCTGGAGTGCAGTTGGTCTGCAGATTAAGCGTGATTTCAACGGTCGCTCTAAAGTCTTCAACGCACGGGGTTAAGGGGCTTCGGCCCCTTTTCTTCGGGAGAAAGCATGAAAACGTTAAAGGTCGAGAAAACCGGATGCTGGGGCATGATTGATGGCGTCTTCCAGCAACTTCCTGTTGGCCACGAATTCGTTGCGGCGGACATACCCGTAGCCTTTACTGGGCGCGTGTCGGTAGTGGGGGAAGTGGAAGATCAAACACTGGAAGTGGCCACGCCTGGCAATGATGCTGCAGAGCAGGCAGAGCAGCAGGAAGAATCTGCCAGCAAATCGAAGAAGGCGAAATAACCATGGCTGACCCAATCACAGCGGCAGACGTGCAGGCGTTCCTCGGGGAGTTGGGTTACGCCATTCCCGCCTCGCTGCTCGATCCGATTCTCTGCGTGGTGAACAAGATCATCCCGTGCCTCGATGGTGCTGGATACGACGAATGCACGGCAAAGCTCATTCTGATGTATGCCGCCGCGCTCATGGCGACGTCTTCCGGTGCCCGGCGAATAAAATCGCAGGGGGCGCCGTCCGGGGCGTCCCGCTCGTTCGATTACGGTGACGATGGCATCACCTGGCTGCGCGACTCCTTGGCCCGGCTCGATACCAGTGGCTGCACCAGTGAGTTGCCGATTAGCGCCGGGAACAGTGTGGGCCTGTTTCTGGTGGTCGGGGGCTGCTAATGGCCTGGATTTCAGTTCAGCAACGGCTTCCGCGGACGTTTACTCGGGTGTGGGTTATCACCGATACCGGTGAGCAAACGACGGCGTACGTGAAAAGCGACGGCGAATGGTTCATTAACTGCGACCGCATACGCGCCACGGGCGCCGTTGTGCTGCGATGGAGGGATGACTGATGTCATCGGTAGCTAATTGGTCATACACCGCGACGGCGACAATCTGGCGGCGTATACGCGATGCTGACGGTAGTGATACCGACGGCGGAGGTCAGCCGTACGGGTGGGAAGCGCCGATCGCTATCCTCTGCGACTACCAGGGCGGGCTCTCTGCAAAAATCGGTGACCTTGGCCGGGAAATTGTGGTTAAAAACACGATATGGAGTGAATACGCAGAGGCAAAAGAGGGTGATTACATTTTTCTTGGTGTGTCTCTATCTCCAAACCCACCTGATGATGCTGATGAAATTCGTCAAATAATTCGTTATGCGGATACATTCGAGAGACTAGCCGATGATTATGCGATTATCACCGGCGCGTGATAAAATGTAATGGCGCGGCTAGACCGGCCAGTCGAAAGCAGAGAACACAGACTCTGTTGCCGCGCACCTCTCTCTGTGAAACCTACTGTGAGGTTTAATGTGAAAGATCATAAAGACATCCCCGTGGACTGGGTTTCTTCTTGCATTGATTACAACGCTGATTCTGGAGTTCTTACATGGAAAAGAAGGCCTTCATCTCACTTCAAAAATAGACAGGCCCACTCGGCATGGAATTCAAGGTTCCAAGGCAAGACCGTTGGATGGAAAAGTTCGGCGGGTTATCTATCCTTGGCTATTGATGAGGTGAAATTTCAGGCTCACCGCGTTGCTTGGGCAATATATCATCAGTCTTCTCCCTCTGGCGTCATTGATCACATAAACGGGAACAAGACTGACAATCGCATCACTAACTTACGAGTTGTCGAGTTTTGCGAGAATATGAAAAACGTCAAAAGATACTCCAACAATACGAGTGGAATTGCAGGGGTAAGGTGGTATTCACAACGCTCTAAATGGGTGGCATACATCAATGTTGACGGCAAGCGAAAGCAACTTGGGTATTACGCCTTGTTAGATGATGCGATCGACGCTAGGAAAAAAGCTGAAGTTGAGAATGGATACCACGAAAATCACGGCAGAGAATAAATTCAATATAAGGTCGCCATGGCGGCCTTTTTTACGTCTGGAGTCTGATTATGGGCGTTAAAGTTCGGGGAGTCTCCAAGGTCAGCAATAACATCAACCGGCTGATTGATAATATCGAAAAGCGAAAAACCATGCGGGCGCTCTACTCTGCTCTGTTTGAGATTGGGCTGGAGTCAGCGGTGCTGGTTCCTATCGATACCAGCACTCTGGTTAACTCTCAGTTTAGAGAGGTTGTTATCAAGGGCACCAGACTAACCGGGAGAATTGGTTATTCTGCAAATTATGCGGCGTACGTGCATGAGGCCAAAGGTATTCATCTTGGAAAAAACACCCCGCGTCCTGTAAGAAAAGGCGAAGCGCCCGGCTCCCGTGGAAATATATGGGATACATCAGGCGAGCCAAAATTCCTTGAGAAAGGTGCTGAAAACGCCAGAGACAGAGTTGACGCAGTTATACGCAGGGAGATGGAGCTATGACACCTCCTATGCACAGGCGGGTTCGAAATGTCTTTGTTGAGTCAGGATTGACTGCCGGATACATCGTTCAGTCACTGTCATGGAATGATACCGGCAAGGCATCTGACCGCTTTATTGTGTTCCGACCAAATGGTGGCACGCCAGTAGATCGTGATATGGCCGCTGATTACTACGTCATGGTGGACGTGATAAGCAAGGGAAAGGCATCTGCTGACTATGCGCAGTCAGAGAACGACGCTCAGGCCATCATCGATTACGTGCAGCAAAACCCGATGACGCACACCTGCCTTGGGCAGATATCCAACATGGGCGGAATTCCTTCGCCTGTTATCACGGCCGAGGGGCGTATGGTGTGGCGCCTGCAGTTCGCCTGCCTCTTTGGCGGATAACACCGAATAAAACCACATAAGGTCGCCTGGAGCGGCCTTTTTTATTATCTGAAGCGAGGTAAGCAACAATGCAAGGCTGCTCCGACAACGGACAACTAATTGGTCGCGCTAAGACGCTGGAACTGGCTTACGGCTGTGCCGACCAGTTTCCGGCGGAAGGCGACTGGAAACTGATGGGGTTGCCAACATCGGCAACGTGGGACCTTAGCCCGGAGGCTCTGACCTCTGATGCAGATAACGGCGGATTCAGTTCAAACCTGATTGCCAGTCTGGATCCGACCTACTCCATTGAAGGGGAGGTTCGCGTTAAAGACCGCACTGATGAGTTTGGCATTCAGCAGTTCGTGAAATACATCGTCGATGAGGTTCGTGCCCGCCGCCAGCCAGGTGTATGGATGCGTTTCCACTGGGGCGATTATTACCACATCGGCTATATGGTCCCATCAGGAGCCAGTGACGGCGGTGGTGTGAAAGAAATCGTGACCTACAGCTTTGAGTTCAAACTGGCTGACGGTCAGACTTTCCAGATCACCGAAGCTGATGGTGACATTCTGGTTACCGGTGTAAGTGTTGCGCCGACGACCAGCTCTATTGCTGCTGGCTCCAGTACTACATTCGTAGTGAATATTGCACCGGAAGATGCTGATAACAAACTGTTCACAGCTAGCTCATCCGTGCCGGCACGTGCAACCGTCGCCATCACTGGTAATACGGTAACCGTGTCAGCGCCGTCAGGTGCAACGGCGGGAACAGCCACAGTTACTGTGAAGACGGTTGATGGTGAATTCGTGGCTACCCACGTGGTTACTGTCACGGTGTAAGCAAAACAAAGGGCAGGATTTCTGCCCTTGATTTTGTTTACAGGAGGCATAAATGGTTCCGCTAAAAGAGCTGGGAGAATGCCTGGTAACCGTCGGGGACCGGGATTATTTTTTCCGGCCATCATTCATGGCTATGTCGCGCATTGGCGAGCCAGCAGAAATAGTTCAGACGTTCTATGACCTTTGCAACGATGAAATAACACCTCTCATTCAGAGGGTTGTCGAAGCGTACGGCAGAGTGCCTGAATGGCTGGCTAAACACCTTTCTGCTTTACATCTTGATAAGAAATCTCTACTGGCCGCCCACACGGTCCTCACCGCTTGCTGCAATGATGACATAGGTGATCTGGTTGGTTGGATGAAGCCCGGCAAAACCAAAAGAAGGGCGTTTGTGTGGCATAAGGGCGTCATGAATCCGCAGGATATGGTCATCCTTGCACAAAGTCTGATGATGCACGGCATTATCGGAAAGGCCAAAGTACGCAAACTTCAGCGCCATGAGACAAATGAAAAAACCAGTGAGTTCCGGGCTGCCGATTACGTCATCGCTGCACGCAACCACTTCGGGATCAGCAGAGAGGAAGCTGAAAACCTGACGATGACCGAATTCAGCCTAATGCTCATCGCCAAATACCCGGATCAGAAAGGGTATACCAGGGAAGAGTATGACGATGCAGCCGATGCGTACTTTGCAAGACGCAAACGGAAGCAGGCCAAAGCCAACCAATAAGCCAGCCTCGGTATAGTCCGGGGCTTTTTTATACCCAAATTTCACCGCGCATCTCACGCGCATTTCACACAGAACCTTTCAGGATGACCCTTGAGGATACCGGCTGGCTGTCGGTGCCTTTCTGTGGGCCGGATTCCTGTGAGACAAGGTTCATCACTAAAAGGTAATTACCGATATGTCTAATATCATCCCTATGAATTACGATGACCGTTCATTCCCTTTTACAGCAGATTGCTGGTTCAATGCCACAGTTGCTGCAAAGCATCACGGCAAGCTTCCAAAGGACTGGCTAAAGACTGAGGCGACAAAAATTTATATCGCCGAACTGGCTGAGGAGCTTGGAATTGCTAGCTCTGGCGTAAAAGAGGATTTTTCTCCCCTTTTAGTCAGAGTGGAAAAAGGGCGAAACGGCGGGACCTGGCTTCATCCGGAGTTGGCGGTGGAATTCGCCCGCTGGTTGTCAGTGAAATTTGCCCGCGCCTGTGATCGTCATATTAAAAATATGCTACTGAGTAAAAACTTCCAGATCACCGAAGATCAGATTGTCGGCCTGATGGTGTGCCAGCAACCAACGCCCTGGGAGAAGCGCTTTAAAGACCCATTCTACCAGGCGCTGTCGAAAATGTCCGGCCTTCCTTACTTTGGTCATGTTGGCGGTTGCCCGGCGCTGTTCGGTCAGATCACCGCTCGATGGGTGTACGGTGTCGCACTTCCCGATTATGTCTATCAGGCAGCAAAACAAGCCGCCGGGGACAGCAAGGAGAAGATTCACCAACATCTTAAGCCTGATGCACTGGAGAAGGTCGAGCAGCAACTGATCGCCGTTACCAACATTGCCAGTTGCAGCATTGACCAGAAGGACTTCGAAGCCCGCTGCATGGCTGCGTTCCCCGTTAAGGGGCAAATGAAGTTGCTGTATGCGGCGGCGTGACCATGAATAACCGAATCGTTGAATGCGCCTCCAGAGCGGGGCGCGACTTCTCGGAGTTCATGAAAGGCGAGAAGAACATGATGGAGGCGCTGCGATCGGCTGAAGAGTTCACCGAGCAGTTACGCATTCACGGCTGCGTTAATCACCACTTCGTCAATTTCATGATGATGAAAGCGACCGTAAAGGTGTTTGATGATTTACGCCGAGAGGAGTTGCGGGAAGAGCGACGACGCAAACGTGAAGAGAAGAAGAAATGAGCCAACCACGGTGGGCTTTTTACTCCCTCATATCCCTGCTAATCTGTCCAAAACTAACCAGTGGGGATAGGGATATGAGGAAGATTGTATTGTTGTTTCTATTAAGCGGATTCTTTAGCTACGCATATGCAGATGAGTGCGTTGGATCAGATGGTTACAGTGTTTGCACGAGTACTAGCGAGGCGGCTAACGGGGACACAACCATCTCATCTTACGATACTGAAGGTAATAATTACTCTGTAACATCTGGAACAAGGAATCATTCTGATGGTTCGACGGAGGTGTTTTCTAGTGACTCTGATGGGAATCAGTATTCAGTGAAAAGTTGGTGTGATTCCTCAGGCTGCCATAGTTCCGACAGTGATGGAAATACGTGCACAATAACAAATTCAGGCGAAACTATTGGTTGCTGAGGTTGCTATGTGGAAAAAAACAATATCTGTGATCGTTGTTATCCTTATCGCTTTTTCAATTTTTGTATACACAAGCATTTCGTTTTTTGCTGTGCAGCCAATTGGCGCGATCCCTGAAGGTGCAACGTTTATAATGTGGAAGAAGGGGAAAATGAGTACATTCGAAAGCCCTGATGGATTATGCATCAAAGTAACCGGCGGGGTAAGCCTTATGTGTCGTAGTATGATGCTTAGAACAGCTATGGATGATAGGGCTGTGCTCTTTAAAATGCCATACATTAAGTCTATATACTTAAAGTCGACTGGTGGTAAAGAGTTTGACAGATAGTCAGATACCCCCCGAAACGACAGAGAAGAAGCCCACCGAACGGTGGGTTTTCTATTTCAAGTTGATGAACAAAACAAACAAGACCAAAACGACGACTATGGCACCTATGACAGAGCCAATATTTGCAAGGTCCATTTCTTTTTGAGCGACAGTAGCATTCAACCTTTCAGTTTCAGCATTAATCTTTGCGATTTCATCGTTTTTTGCGCTCGTAATTGCTTCGAGTTCTTGCGAAAGCGTATTGTAAATGGCGATTTTTGCCTCTTCAGGTATGCCATGAAGGAACGCTGTGAGCTTGTCGGTATCATCCAGAGAGGCGGCGTAGACGTTTTCACCTTGTTTTGATAAATCTGAAAGTCTATCCATACTAGCTTGTGCATAAGCTCTTATTGCTGCACGGTTTGCCGTGTATTTAGGAGAACCATCGGTGTTAGTTGTAGTGTGAAAATAATCTTCTGGGGAACCAGGTACATCAAATCCAGACATTCTATTATTCCTTGCTGTAGATATCTTTAAGCGTATCGAATACGACCTTCTTAAACTGCTCTGCCTGCTGGTCGGCAAGGCGTTCGGCGTCGTCGCGGTAACCGGATACTGGCGATGGCTCAGATAATGCCACTTGCACTATTTGGACCAGTTCAGCGTTAATGGAACGACCGTTCATCTTGGCCCTCTGGTCAAGTTTTGCTTTCAAATCAGCAGGAAGTCGCAACTTGAATTGCGGATCATCTCTGGACATTAATTCACCATGTTTTTTCTTGACAGCATATAACGGTGATAGTACATTCTCAAGTGAACCACGGTGGTTCATTTTGCGGGAGGGTAAATGAAAGGTGCAAGAAAATTACCTCAGTTTAATTTGCGATGGCCAGCAGAGACGCTGGCACTGGCTAAGCAGGTAGCGGCGGAAAATGGTAGATCTGTGAACGAGGAACTTTATCGAATGTTCATGGACAGGATGAAAGAAGAAGGGCGATGCGTCGCTTAAAAGTTGAAGCCCCAACTGCACGAACAGTCAGGGCCTCGTTATCAAATACCCCAGCTAGGAATATCGACATGACAAGTTTAGCAATTGCAGATCGTGCAATCAACGTTCCTTTTTACGGCGACTCTCTGTTTGTGGTTGAGCACAACGGCGAGCCGTACACCCCGATGAAGCCTATCATCGATGGCATGGGGATGGATTGGGCTTCGCAGTTCACTAAGTTAAAACAACGCTTTAAGACCTCCATTGTGAAAATCACAATGCAGCTACCAGGAGACAACCAGCGCCGAGATATTATTTGCTTGGCACTCCGCAAGCTTGCGGGTTGGCTTCAGACCATCAGCGCCAACAAGGTTCGCCCTGAAATCCGCGAAAAGGTAATTCAGTACCAGGAAGAATGTGACGATGTTCTTTACGAGTACTGGACGAAAGGCGAGGTTAAGAACCCGCGCAAAAAGACCACGGTAGATGAAAGAACGCCGCTTCGGGATGCCGTTAACATGCTGGTAAGTAAAAAGCACCTCATGTACCCGGAGGCCTACGCGATGATTCATCAGCGCTTTAACGTGGAGAGTATTGAGGATTTAGAGGCGACTCAGATTCCAGATGCTATCGAGTATGTTCATCGTGTTGCGCTGGAAGGTGAGTTTCTCGGTAAGCAGGAAGCACTACCTGCTCCGAAGCTGGATATTCACTACCCAGCAGACTGGTGGGATCAGTTCCCGCTCCTTCAGCGTGAAAGAAAAATTCAGAAATCCATAGCGGCTGGAGGTTATCAGTTCCCCGTAATGCTGCTTTATGGATTTGAGGATGAATCACCTTCGGCGATCAGTAGCCTCATAAGCAAACTGGCGATGCAGGGATACGACGTGAGTGCGGTCAAGATGGAATACTTGGCTCATCGTCATTACGCAGAGCGGATGTATCAGAAACTATCCAGAATTGCTGAAATCAGTGGCTCGGTATTAGGCAGTAGCATTACCTTGAATATTCAGACACCTATGCGCTCTTAGCTGTGGTAAAGCTGAGTATATAATTAACTACCTACAAAATTTTTGTAGGTCACGCCAACCTCGCTCCGGCGGGGTTTTTTATTGCCCGGAGAAAAGTAAATGGCTGGAACCTTTGATGCTGGCAGCGTTGTTTATGAAGTGGACATGGATACTTCGCGTTTACTGGCAGCGCGAAGAGAAGTTGATGCGGCACTGAACGGTCTTAATGGGAGCATGGGCCGCCTTGAAGCCAGCGTTAACCGCACTGAGCGCTCTATTGGATCGATGGAACGAACAATGTCCAGCCTTTCTGGCGTTGCTAAAGGCTTGCTGGCCGCGCTTTCTGTGCAACAGGTTGCGAGTTACGCCGATGCCTGGACTGAACTGAATAACAAAGTCGCTAACTCGGTTCGTACTGGAGAGACGCAGGCCGAAGTTATGCAGCGGATCTTTGATGTTTCACAAGCAACCCAGTCATCCCTGAACGGCACGGCGACTCTTTACGCCCGGCTTGAGCGAGGAACCAGAACATACAACACCAGCGCAGAAGATTTAACCCGCCTTACCACCATTATCAACCAGGGATTTGCGGTATCCGGTGCAACGGCTCAGGAAGCTGAGAACGCAATCATTCAGCTATCACAGGGTATCGCTTCCGGCGTTCTGCGCGGCGAAGAGTTTAACTCAGTGTCAGAGCAGGGGAGCCGCCTCATGGTCGCTCTGGCTGATTCGATGGGTGTTTCTATCGGTCAGTTAAGGGCTATGGCAGCTCAGGGGCAACTGACAACAGACGTTGTAGTTAAGGGGCTTCTTTCACAAGGGGATGCAATCGGCAAAGAATTTGCCAACACCACCGTCTCAATCGCCAAGGGATTGCAGGTTGCCGGTAACAACGTAACGAAGTTCTTTGGCGAAAACTCGACGGTTAAATCATTCGCAGCAGGGTTCCGAGACTCTGTTATTACAATAAGCGAAAACCTTGAGACGCTGAGCGGAGCCCTTATCATTGTCGCTGGCATAATGGGAAGCCGTTATGTTGGCGCGCTGGCAATGTCTACCGCCGCGAAAGTCAAGGACACTGCAGCGTCAATAGCCCAAAGCAAAGCATCCGCCGTGGCCGCCAAAGACGCAGAAATGGAAGCTGCCGCTAAATTGCGCCTAGCCGAAGTGGAGAAGGCGTCGACAATAACTGCACTCCGCCTTGCGGAGGGCCGTCTGAAAACAATAAGAACAACTAACGCATCTGTGGCGGCTGAAGTTCAATTGGCGGAGGCTCAAACCGCTCAAATACGCACCCAGATTTCACAAATTGAGTCTGAAAAGGCGTTGGAAGCCCAAAGGCTGAAAGCACAAATAACAGAGCAGGGTCGTATCGCTACAGCTACCCGAATGGCTCAGCTACAACAAGCGTCAACGGTGCTTAATCAAAGACTAGCCTCCGCGGAAGCCGCAACAGCGCAAGCAAGAGCTTCTGCTATAGCTCAGGCTGAAGCACAAGTCAGCGCTTCAAGATTGGCCGCAGCGGACGCGACTGCTGCTGCAACCGCTGCTAATGGCAGATATATCGCCTCACAGGAGGCATCGGCTGTAGCATCAAGGGCGGCATCTGTGGCTGGTGGGGTATTAAAGGGCGCTCTTGGGTTGATTGGTGGGCCAGCTGGCGCGGCGATGTTAGCAGCTGCTGCCGTTTTCTATTTTTGGCAGAAAGCGCAACAGGCCAGAGAAGAATCCCTCCGTTTTGCTGATGGGTTGGATCGCGTGAACGCCTCAATGAAGGCGATGAATAATACCCAGCTCAGAGGCACCATCGCCGATGCGAATAAATCTATACGTGCACAGAAGGATGAAATATCTGATCTCCAATCCGAAGTCGATTCTTTAAGGTCACGCTATCAAAACTTCACCCCAGAGGCTCAGGCAGTAGCCGAATCTATGGGGCAAGGTGCTGATTTTGCTCGCCAGCAGGCAGAGGTTTCAGATCAACTAAATCAGAAAACGCGTGACCTTGCAAATGCCCAGGATAAACTCGCAAGAACTCAGGATACCGCAGCGGAAGCTAACAGGACCCTAACAAACAACATGCTCACTTCAATGGGTGTGCATGATGGGCTGATCCAAAAGGGTTGGTCACTTGAGCAGGTGCAAGGAGCAGTTGCGAAAGCATTCGGATTGACCGCCGACGAAATAAACCGAGCAAATCAGGCTGGTCAAAATTTCAATCCTAAAGCGTTGCAAATATCACCTCCCACAGAAGAAGGTGATAAAAACATCCTTAACCTTAAAGAGCAAAATGAATTGCTTAAAATTAGGGATGAGCGAACCAGGGCGGTGAGAAAAGCCGAAATGGAGCAGGCTAAGGTCACTAAAAACAAGAACCAGATCGAAGAGCAAGGCAGGCTTGCTGGTGAAAACTTTGATCTCAAAAAAGCTGAAGAAGAAAGACAGGAGGCGCAGCGTAAGAGTGAGCAGCAGGATAAGCGTTCTGCCACCGCTGCAGAATCGGTAGCGCAGAAGCTTGAGCAACTTCGACAGGAATCGGTGCTTGCAGCTGATTCGACAGAGGGGCTAACAAGAGAGCAGCAATTACTCAGGGCTGAGCAATCCCTTGGTGCGCATGCAACTGATGAGCAAAAGAAAAAAGCTCGGGATTATAAAGCGGCAGCTTTAGATGCCGCTGCTGCGGCTAAGGGGGTGTCGGAAGCGCTCAGGGCTATGCCTGAGCAGGCGGAGAATAAATCCTACGCTGACTCCATGCAGAACCTGAAAGCGGCGCTGAACGCCGGGAAGATTGATCTGCAGGAGTACAACGCCGCTACCGAGAAAATGGCGCAGGAGCATCAGAATAACCTCGCAAAAATTAACGCGCAGAAAACGCTCAATCCGGTAGCTACAGCCCGCGCTGAAGTTGACCCTATCCAGCAACTGGTGAATGAAAATAACCAGAAGCTGGCCCTCATGCAGCAGTACCAGCAGCAGGAGCAGGCGATACTCCAGCAGAGCTACCAGCGGGGGAAAATCAGTTATGACCAGTTCATTGCTGCAAAATCTGCTACGGATGCTCAATATCTGGCGCTTAGAACGGCGCAGGAGAATCAGTTCAACGAGCAGATGACGGCGGCGCAGTGGCAGTTACTCAGCCAGCAGAGCCTCGGCTATAACATGCTGACGAGTGCGGTGGATGCGTTTAGCGGGAATGCCTCAAACGCCATTACCGGCCTGCTAACTGGCACAATGTCAGCGCAGGAGGCGATGCAGTCACTAGGCAATACCATCCTGAACAGCGTGATCAACAGTATCGTCCAGGTTGGCGTGGAGATGCTGAAGAACTTCATCCTGTCTCAGACATTGGGCGCGGCTACTCAGGCTGCAAATGCTGCGTCTGCTATTGCAGGTGGTGCGGCTGCTCTTGCAGCATGGTCTCCTGCAGCTATCGCAGCATCCATTGCTACAGGCGGCACTGCATCAGGAACTGGATTGGCTGCCTATCAGGGGGCGCAGGCAGCAGGGAAGGCAATGTCTGTGCTCGGTGCACGCTACAACGGCGGCCCGGTATCAGCTGGCGGCCTGTATCAGGTCGGCGAGAAAGGTAAGCCAGAGATTTACCAGGCCAGCACCGGCAAGCAGTACATGATCCCCGGCGATAACGGCAAGGTCATCAGCAATAAGGATATGCAGTCAGGAGGAGGGATTAGCGTGCAGGTAAACGTCATCAACCAGTCTACCGGTGCCACCGTACAGAGTGCCGACGGGTATATGCAGGACGGTAGCGCAGTTGTGGACTTGCTGATCACCGACATGGAAAGAGGCGGCCCGGTATCCTCTCAGATGCAGCAGACATTTGGATTAAGTCGTAAAGCGCAAGGCGCTTACTAAGCCAAACCCGCTCCGGCGGGTTTTTTAATGGGTGAACATTATGAAAGTAGCAATCGAAGTTAATGGTGAGGTTATCTGGTACCGCGACAGCGATAAACAGGAGGGGGTGGCGTCGTTGGGCTACTTGAAGGACGGCACACAGCAGAAAATCATTGCCGCCCTTGAAGAGGCATTATTCCAGGCGAAAGGGCAGTTACAAATATCTGATAGCCATGACGCGCCGCGGGCAAAGACGATAAGCGCGTCGATATCTATCGATACCAGCGAAGCCCAATCGCAGCTTGATGATTTAATCTCCTTACTTGAGCTTAAATTTGGTTCCCTTCAGTCTGTCCCGAAGCGTATCAACCAGGAACTCTCTGCCATGGCGAACGACATCGTCTTTGCTGATAGCTCGACCACAGGAGGCGCAGGACTCGACATTATCTATGGTGTGCGGTTCGGTGCTAAATATGAATTGCTCACTGCCGCAATCAGGGCAGGAGAGTTTGATTCTGAATTTCTCTGACATAAACCTATCCTCTCGCTGTGTGTAGAAAACACACAGTATCAGCGAGACACATTTAGCAATATCCTGATAAAAGATCAGTGCCGCAGCCGCGGCATTTTTTATGCCCGGAGGAAACGTGGCAACAGTTCAATACCCTCCGTTCCTGCCGCTTCCCCAGCGCGCCGATCAGAACATGACGCAGGATACAGCCTGGCAGACGACGCAGACGGCGGTCGGTCCATTGATAATCACGCCGATCACCACAGACCTTAAGGCGACATGGACGCTGCAGTGGATATTCACGCTTGCCCAGGCTGAACGATTTAAGTCATGGCTGCGCTCGCCGACGTACTGCGACCGCGGGCGCGCCTGGTTCCAGATGCCGATCGACCTGGGTGATACGCAGGGTGTTCAGCAGCAGACGCTGCATTTCGTCGATATGCCGGTGCAGACCAGCAAAAACGGCAACATTGTCACCTGGACCGCAACGGTTATCAGTAACGGTATCGAGGACATTACCGAGGACTACGACGACTGGATTGTTGAGGCTCAGCCTGGCTATGGATACTGGCTGGATTACCTGATCACCGAAGTGATGCCGAGGGCCGACTGATGCCGACATTGAGAGAGTGGAAGGAGCGGCGGCCGGCAAGCGACATCAAACAGACGGTGGAGTTTTATCACCCTGCGTTTGGTTATTACCGGGTGGTAAATAACCTGTTTCGTCCGGCGACGTTTGGCGGTAACTCGTTCGAGCCTGCGCGGTTCAGCGTGACCGAGCCAGCGCAGGACGGAACGGCGGTCATATCAATGACGATCACTTTTGTCGCCGCGACGGAGCATGTCCGGCAGACACTGAAAAGCTGGCGCGGGGCCGCCCGCATGACGCCGATAAAGTGCCTGTATCAGCAGTGGAATGCGATCGGTGATGCATCATCCCTGAAAGATTGGACGCTTTACGTGAACGACATTTCAGCCGATGCCAGCAACGTCACCGTGACCGCCGGAAAGACTAACCCGCTGACGCTGGCCAACTCCATCATTTACACCACGAAAGACTATCCCGGGCTAATCA